AGCGGGTAGACCGTCACCCGGCCGCCGTTCGGGGCATCGTGGGCCGCCACGCCGACCGAGTGGTCGCCGGATGTGGAGGGGCTCACAGTGTTGTTGGCCGAGACGGTCACCAGCGTGCCTCCGGTGATCGTCGCCCCGGCGGTGTAGGTGAACGGCTCGTCGCGGTTCACCGGGGTGTAGTCGGACACTTCCGGCTCCTTCTCGTTCCTCTAGGGCATGGGCCGCCGGGGCGGCTCAGGCGAATATCATCCAGCGGACCTTCGTGTTGTCCGTGGCGGTGGTCAGGGCGACGCCCAGGATGGAGCGGGCGTTGTTGACGGCCAGGTTCAGGACCGTGTTGTCGGTGGCCTGGTTGAATGCCGCGCCCAGGTCTCCCGCGCTGGGGGCGAGGGTGCGAACCTGCCGGCCGGCGTTGGTAGCGGAGACAAGCTGGTGATGGAGCCGTCAGCGATGGACTCGTGCTGCGGGCCGCGCCCATAGAACGTGACCCGGCTGCCGCTGGTCGCATCGGCCGCAGCTACCCCGATGATGTTCTGCGCCGGGGTCGCGCCTGGGGTGAACGGCGCGACCGTGCCGTTCCCGGAGACGACCAGGAGCGCGCCGCCTGTGATCGCCGCGCTCGCCGTCGAGGTCGCAACCTCTCCGATGATGTACGGCGGCGTGTAGTCGCCCATCTCAGAACTCCATCCAGCGGACCTTGGTGTTGTCCGCGACAGTGGTTAGGGCGACGCCGATGATGGCTCTCGCCGCGTTGACATCCGCCTGGCCGGGTGCGCCGCCCAGCGGCGGGAGGGTGACCACCTGCCGCCCGGCGGTCGCGGATGTGACCAACTGGTCGCCGGCGGTGATCGCGCCGTCAGCGATGGACTCATGGATGTAGCCGCGTGAGAACACGGTCACCCGGCCGCCGGTCACGGTGTCGTCGGCGGCGCAGCCGATGTAGTTCATCGACCGGAGCGTCTGGCACTTCCGCACCGTCCCCGACCCGGCGATCTCCAGCACATCGCCGCCGCTGATCGCCCCGGAGGCGGTCAGCGTGACGACCTTGGAGGGGCCGTAGACGGCCGTATAGTCGGGCATCCTCGCCTCCTCTCGCTAGCTCGCGCCGGGCAGGGCTATTTGGCGGGCTCGCGGGAGTAGGACTGCGGGAACAGGCGGGCGAACGCCGGGTCCCAGTCCTCGTCGGTCTCCGGGCCGCCGAGCGAGCCGATGTCGCCTACTGGGACGACGCCTGGCGTCAGCCCGGCGAGCACCTTCGCGGTCCCCTCCGGGTTCGCATCCCAGACGCCCCGCCAGTGATCCATCCGCGAGGCGGAGAACTTGCCGGCCCGGACGGCGGCGGCGAGCGCCTCCTCCCGGTCGGAGGCGAGCATCCGCGTGTGCGCCTTGACGCCCTGCTGCACCTGCGCGGCCAGCTGGTCATACTCGGCCTGGTCGAGGACGACCACGCCCGGCGGCATCCCCTTGGCCGCAGCCTTGCCCGCCTCGGCCGCTGCCGCGACGAGTTCGATCAGCCGCTCCGGGGTCAGTTCCGGGTCGTCGTCCTTCAGACCCAGGCTTGCCCGCAGCGCGGTCATCTGCTCTGCCGACAGATCCATGTCAGCGTCTCCTCTACCTGTTGGCCCCGCACCGCTTGCGGAGTGTGGATGGCCGTCCCCGGCCGGGTTATGGTTGTTGTCGCCGTCGTGGCCGTGCGCATGGCTGTGCGTCGCATCGCCGCCCTGCGCCCCATAGGCGGAGTGCGGGTGGGTGTGCGAGTCGGTGGTCATCGGGCCGTGGCCCTCGACCGCTCCCTGATTGGCCGGCTCGGCCTGGCCGCCGCCGTCGTTGCCGCCGGGATTGCCACTCGGGCTCGTCGTATTCGATGGCGTCCCCTGCGCGGCAGCGGCGAGGCGGGCGGCTACCTCATCGGCGTCGGTGTCGTCCGGGTCGAACACGCCCAGCTTGTCCATCAACTGGTCCACGATGGCCTCAGCGGCGGTCACCAGATCCATGACCTGCGCCGCGTCCGCTGGGAGCGTCTCGGAGTCGGTCTGCTCCGCCAGCGCGGACGCCTGATCCAGCACGGCGTCGAGGGAGGCGAGCAGGTCATCGACATCCTCGTCGGCGTCGCCGGCGGCGGCCCGCACCGCCCGGTAGAAGGCCAGGGAGTCCGCCGCGCTCGCCGCCGGCCCGGAGTAGTCCGGGGGAGTCTTGCCATCCGCCCGCAGGTGCGCCGCCAGATGGTTGTACGCCGTTTTCAGCGCCGCCCCGCCTACCCCCTTGACGCCGCCCCGGCCGCCGTTGATCGCGCCGATGGCCGCCGAGCAGGCCGTGTCGTTCGCCGCGCCCACAACCCCGCTCGTGGAGCACTCGTGGTGGGGCAGCTTGGAGTCGGATTTGGTCGCGCCGGGGAGGGCGAACATCGCCTTCAGCTTCGACGCCGGCGGGTTGTCGCCCAGGTTCTTGACCGCCGCCCCGCCGTCCCAGCCGGCGGCTGCGGCGATGCCATGCCGCGAGTCGGCCCTGGATGCGAAGACGAGCACCATGCCGCTGCGCCTGGACGCGGCCACGTCCAGGTATTCGACCTGGACTTTCACCGGGTCGGAGAACGAGATGGAGCCGCCCTTGCCGATGGTGAACGGCACCCGGTACAGCGTGTCGCTGGCCTCATCGCAGACGATCAACTGGGAGGGGTCCATCTGCATCTCAGTGATCCAGTACGACAGCGGCACGCCATCTGACGCGTAGTAGGCGCGGCGCACATCCTCGGTGGTGACGCCTGCGGCCTTCGGATCGGGCATGGGAGTGCCTCCTGCGGCGAGAGTGAGTTGCCAGGGATCTCCGCTGCCCGGCCGGCCCTGCGGAGCGGCCAGCCGGCCCATCATCGCGTCCACCTCATACAGGGCCGCTATGCCGTCGAGCCCGGAGAGGACACCGACGCCCGGCGGGGTCACGCCCAGCAGTGCCAGGGCCGTGATCACAAACGGATGGGTGTGGCCGATGGAGCACTTGAGGTTGTACTGGCCCTCGACGGACCGCTGCGGATAGGCGGACGGGGCGATCTCCGCGAGCCAGCCGGGCATCCCCGCCAGGTCGCCCCGGATCTTCGACCCGCCGGCGGCGAGGGCCATGTTCGTGACCTGGCCGAGCGCCGGCTCCCCATCGAACCGCTCATCGGTGTGGCCGATCTTGATGATCGGGTTGCCGACCGCCGGGCAGGCAGCCGCCTCGATGGCCGCCTCCAGGTCGGCGGTCGTGAATGTCGCCGGGCCGGTGGAAAGCTGCCAGGTGCCAGCCGCGACGATATCGACGCCGGGGAGAGTCGCGAGATCAGCCAAGGTTCGGCTCGCCTCCCCAGATCGCGATGACCGTCCCACGGCAGCGCATCCCGCCCTCGCAGTACAGGTAGCCGCCATTCGGGTAGGCGTCGCCTGCCGCCTGGACGGAGTCGAATGTCGTCCCGTCGATGTCGGAGCAGGGCGTGCACTCGTTCTGGTCGTTGATCTCGCTCGCCACATACATAGCTGTGCCGGCGGCCTCCGGGGCTGCGTCGAGGAAACTCATCCGCCCGGCGTTCTGCGCTGCTGTCAGCGCCGCGCCTAGCTGATCCCACAGCGTCCGGTCGGACAGGCCGGCGAGGAACTGGTCGGTGGCTGAGCCGGCGCGGCTCGCATCCGCCGGGCCGGCTGCGGTGACCATCTGCAACGCGTGGGTGCCCGCCTGCGTCGCCTGCCATGCGCCGATCAGCCCCGTCCGCGCCTGCGCGATCCGGGTCAGCTTCGCCTGCGGGAACTTCACCCGGTCTGGCGGGACGGTCACGCCCTGGCCCTGCGCCTCGCGGCTGATCGCCGTGATAGCCGCCTGGCACGCCGGGCCGAGCGCCTGGGCGACGACATCCTGGCCCAGGTCGGTGACTTTCAGCGCGCCCAGCTTCCCCGTCTGCCCCTTGCTGATCGCGGCGATGATCTGATCGACGAGGCTGTGCCGCTGGGAGGCGAGGACCGGCCTATAGGCGGCGACGAGCGATGCCAGCGCATCGACCCATGCCCGCTGATGGCCGGCGGCGTCGAACCCGGCGGCTATCTCCCATTTGTTCGGCTGCCTGCGCGGGAGGGGGGAGAGCAGCGCGGGAGCGGCGGCGGCGGCACGCCTGGGGGCACCTGGCCTCCGCCGCGCCCGCGTGCCGCCCCTCCCCGCAGCCGTGCTCTGCGGCAGGGGAGCAGTCTCAGGCAGCCCGCTGATCTCCGGTTCGCCGGGGATCGTCTCAACCGGGCCGGCGGGCTCGCCGGGGGCGGGGATGCCACGGCTGGTCGGCTCCCAGGCGATCTCCCGGTCTGGCAGCCGCCACCGCTCCCTGATCCAGCCGTCCAGCGCCGGGTCGGGGGACAGCGCACCGAACTGGGTCAGCTTGGCCAGCGACTCGGCGGTCGCCTCATAGTTCTCCCCGACATCCGCGCACATGATCTTCGGGACCGGCTCGTCCTCACCCCAGTTCTGCAACACCAGGTCGGCGGCGACGCCCCGCATCCCCACCAGCCCGGTCGTCGCCGTATCCGCCAGATCATCCGCGACGGACTGCAAGGCGAGGAGAAACAGATCCATGAACGTCTCGCCCAGCGCCCGCGACCCGTTGTCGGTATGCCCTAGCTCGACGAGCCCCGCCAGCGCCATCTTCGCCATCGCCTGGTCGATCCATTTGAGGAACGCCAGCCCATCGGGGACGGACCCCTGCATCCCCCGGAGATTGAACTGGAACCCGGCGGGGAGGCCGATGCCGCTCTGATCCCCAGCCCGGTAGGCGCTCGCGAGGTCGCTGGCGGACTGCACCTGCAACTGGGAGGCTCCGGGCGGCGCGGTGACCTCCGGGACACCCATCCCGAACCGGCGGATCGCGGAGGCGTGAACGCGCATCGTCTCATGCTTCAGCAGCCAGAGGCCGAAGCAGGCGCGGAGCAGGCTGATCCCCGCCCAGTTGGACCCCTCCCGGTCATGCACATACCAGATCAGCCGGTTCGCGGGGATCGGCTGCTGCTGGGTCGTCTGGACGACCTCCTGGATGAGGCCGTCCTGGCCGAGATGGAT